GTTCTCGACCAGGATAAAGATATAAGAAAGATTAGACTTGGTGCAAGACCTCTTGCGGCACCTGTTAATTATTGTCCTTATATCTATGCGGCAAATGTAGTTTAATCATTTGTTTGCGGAAAGGAGTAAAAGAAATGAAAGTAAAAATTATTTCAGGCACATACGGCCATAAAGTTGGAAAATACATTGAACCAAAAGACCGCCAGAGCGAGCCTTTTGAGGTGGATGATGCCGAGGCAAAAAGAATTATTGCTCTTGGTATTGCAGAAATGTTCGTAGAGGGTGTTGCAACCTCCGAAAAACCACAGAACGAGAGCGGAGCAAATGCTAACCCATCCGAACAGGAAAACGCCGCAGAGGGCGAAAATGAGGGCGAAAACACTATTGAGGGAAATTTGGACGCGAAACAGCTTGAAACCTTGACAATCAAGGAACTTAAAAAGCTGGCCGACGATATGGGTATCGACACATCCAAAATGAAAGTCAAGGCAGATTACATCAATGCTATTGTTGCTGAAACTGTTGAGGCTCCTGTGGATGATGGCGAGGCTCCTCCCGATTTAAGTGCGGAGGCTCCTTTGGTATGAGCACCTTCAAGGACATGGTAATGGCGGACAACGCCAATGTGTTTATGAATACAAACGAATTCGCAGAGATACGAACTGTCGTCTATGACGGAGAAAGGTATGTTGATATTCCTATTGTGCTAAAAGGATTGAAACAAAAAGACCGAACGCAAACAGTTTCCTCAGGAGACCACGCACAAGGCTTATATCTTGTTTCTTCTGTTCTGCACTGCAAGGCATCCGACCTTGGAGGAAAGCAACCCGAAAAGGGTATGCGTATCAAAATAAATGACACCGAGGGCGGAGGTGGATATTTCAGCGAATTCACAGTTGTATCTTCCGTATGTGAACTTGGTATGCTTTGCGTTGAGTTGGAGGCGATTGACGAATGAGTGTTATAAAAATTGAAGAGGTTGGCGGTAAAGGTTTAGAGCGTGTCAACAAAATTCTTGCGGGCATTCCCGGAGGAGTTTTTAAGGCAACATCCTCTGCACTCAAAAGAGCCGGAGACACAGCCAAGACAAAGGCAGGACAATTTGCTGCTGCTGAATACACCATAAACAAAGGTGATTTTATGCACAATGTCAACGAGAAAACGCGTGTTAGCGGAGGCTTGGGTGGTGTCGCGAGCTTGCAGATATCTTTTGCAGGAAGTGTGTTACCGCTATTGACCTTTAATACTAAATTCTCAAGAGACGGCCATGTTCAAACGCAAGTAAAGAGAAATGGAGGGGCAGCCTCCCTTGAGCACGCTTTTGTTGCGAGAGTATTCGGAACAACTGCGGTATTCGAGCGTGTAGGCTCTCCTCGTTTCCCTGTTGAGCAAAAATTCGGACCTTCCACAGGGCATATGATGCAGAATGAGCAAGTCATTGAAAAGATGGAGGAAACAATTTTGCAGACTTATGAAAATCGTATTGAGCACGAGATACTTCGCGTGCTTAATGGTTGGGGAGGTTAAATATGACAAAAGTAGCATTACTTGAGGGCTTGGTAGATTTCACAAAAGACTCTATTAGTGAACTCATATTGCCTGTGCGTATGCAAAAGGGCGACACCGAGCAACAGTACAGGGCGGCAGATGTTTATAAAATGCGTTTGCCCGACAGTCAGGCGGCAACTAAAAAGGCTCCATACATCATCCATCAAATTATCACAGGAAAGGATGCTCAACCTGAGGGCGAAAAAACAAACTCTCGCACAAAGATAAGGAGCATCTTTTGCGTATATTGTGAGGACGAACAGGAGGGCGGATTGCATCTGCTCAACCTTATGGAAAGACTGCGTATTGATTTGCTTAAAAAAAGGATTATCAGTAAGCAATTTGAACTTGACTTAAAGGATGGAATAGAGTATCTGATATATCCTGATGACACTGCACCTTATTATGCGGGCGAAATGATTTCCGATTGGAAGTTACCGAGCGTGGAAAGAGAGGTAATTTTATGAGCAAGAAAAAGACTGTTTCAGCTCAGGCAAATTCCGCACCAAAGAAAAGCGGATTTTGTATATATCTCGGTCCTACGATAACAGGTGTAATTCAATGCGGAACTGTTTATCCCGGAGACAAAGCAAAGGTTTTGAAAGAGCTTAAATCCGCGATAGAAAAGCAACCGCTTATTGCATCATTGGTTATCCCGGAAGAAAGAATTTCCGAGGACAGAGTAAAAGTTAAGACACCAGGCAATATCCTGTTTGTGAACTACAACAAGATATTGTCAAATAAATTTTAAGGAGGTAAACATTTATGGTTAATCACGGCGTAAATGCAAACGAACAGGCAACAAGCGTAAGCACTCCCGTTGTAGCAGAATCGGGCGTGCCTTTCTTTGTTGGAACTGCACCTGTTCAGTCAGCAAAAAATCCCGCAAAGGCAAATATCCCTGTCCTTTGCACATCTTGGGATGAGGCTGTTGCGGCTTTTGGCTATTCGGACGATTGGGATAAATACACTCTTTGCGAGGCAATGTATTCTCATTTCAAATTGTTTGGATGTCAGCCCGCAGTTTTCTGCAATGTTCTTGATATTACTGCATCAAGCAATAAGGAGAGCGTTGAGGCTGCAGATATGACAGTCGCATCTCACAAAATCAAATTGCCTATCGAGGCAATAAACGACAACTCTCTTGTTGTGAAGGCAACAGGAGACCAGGGCTCTGCTTTCGTACTCGATTCTGATTACAGTACATATTATGACGGAGAAAACCTTGTAATTGAATTCCTTGCAGATGGTAGCGTTTATGAGGCTGCAAGTGCAAGCGTGGCATATTCAAAGGTTATCACTAACGCTATAACAAATACTCAAATCGTTTCGGGTATCGAGGCTATCGAACTTTGCTTGTCAAAAATCGGTATCGTGCCTGATTTGATTGTTGCTCCAAGTTGGTCTCACGACTCAACTGTTGCGGCAGTTATGGCAACAAAGTCTGCAAACATCAACGGAATTTTGAAGAGCAAGGCTCTTTGCGACATTGATTCTTCTGCAAGCGGTGTTACTACTTACAGTGGCGTGCTTGAATACAAGAACAACAACAATTTGGTTGACAGTGAGCAGATTATCTGTTGGCCTATGGTAAAGCTTGGCGACAAGAAATTCCATATGTCAACTCAGCTTGCGGGACTTATCGCAAGTGTGGATAGCGACAACGAAGGCGTACCTTATGAATCGCCATCCAATAAGAATCTCAAGTGTGATGGGCTTTGCCTTGCAGATGGCACAGAGGTAATTCTCACACTTTCACAGGCAAACATCATCAATTCAAATGGTGTTGTTACTGCTCTTAACTTCTTCAACGGATGGGTTGCTTGGGGTAATTATACCGCTTGTTATCCTACAAATACAGATGTTAAAGATTTCTTTATCCCTGTATCTCGTATGTTCAAGTGGGTAGATAATACTCTTGTAAAAACATTCTGGAGCAAGGTCGACAATCCTATTAACCGCAGACTGATTGATTCTGTGCTTGACACAGCAAACATTTGGATAAACGGACTTGTAGGAAAAGGATATTTGTGCGGAGGAAGATTTGAATTGCTTGAAAGTGAAAATCCTCTTACAGATATTATGGCCGGAAAAATCAAGGTGCATTGTTATATTGCTCCTCCGTCTCCGGCACAGGAAATCGACTTTGTTGTTGAATATGATGTCAACTACATTCAAAGCTTATTAGGATAAGGAGGTAAAGATTTATGGACCAGAGCGTAATTAACTTTGCGGTATACGAAGACGGTAGCGAGTATGTGGGTATGGCAAAAGCAACTTTGCCTGACCTTACTGCACTTACACAGTCGGTATCAGGTGCAGGAATTGCGGGCAATATTGAGGCAGTCATTGTCGGTCATTATGATGCAATGACACTCGGACTTAACTTCCGCACCACAACCAAACAGAGTATCAAACTTTCCGAGCCTCGCAAACATCAAATTGACTTGCGTGTTGCACAACAGGAAGAAGATACAACCAAGGGCGAGATTGCAACAAAGGCTGTTAAGCATATTCTTGTTGTTATTCCGAAGTCGGATAAAGGTGGCAGTATTGCACCTGCATCTCCGACAGATGGTTCAGGCGAATATTCTGTTCGTTATTGGGCTACATACATTGATGGCAAAAAGTACAGAGAAATTGACCCTCTCAACTTCATTTGCTACATCAATGGCACAGACTATCTTGCTGATGTTAGGTCGGCACTTGGTAAGTAAGAAACCATAAAGCCCGGAGCACCTTATAAGTGTTTCGGGCTAAAATTTTAATTGTAAAGGAGTAAATTAAAATGAGCGAAAATACAAACAAGAAAGATATCATTGATGCAGAGGAATTTGCAGTAGCAGAAAAAGAGGCTGCATTAAGCACAGATACCTATATACACAAACTTGCAAAGCCGTTCGAATTCGAGGGTAAGACATACGAGGAGCTTACATTCGATTGGGGCGGACTTACAGGAGTGGATAGCCTTGCAATCGAAAATGAAATGCAGAGCCAGGGCAGAGTAATTATTACTCCCGAATTCTCAGGTCATTATTTAAGTTGTATGGCGGCTCGTGCGTGTACTGCGAAAGTCGGAACAGATTTCCTTTCCGCGTTGCCTTTGCGTGAGTTTAATGCAATACGCAGTAAGGCTCGCTCTTTTTTAATGCATACGGCATTGTAACAGGAGACGGAGGCGAATGGCTCCGTAAACAATGCCTGATTATGTCGATTACGAATAATACGCCTGTTCCCTTTTGGCTCTCCCTTCCTCTGCGTGAATTCAGTGCGTGGATAAGAACGAGCAACAGGATAGTGGACGAAAGAAACGAATCGGCAAACAAAAAATAATCAATCATAAGGAGGGCTATTATGTCAAGCAGAAAAGAATATGAGATGCTATTTCAACTTAATGCTCAATTAGGCGGTAGTTATAGCTCCACATTCACAAAGGCTCAACAACAGATTGCCTCAATGCAGAAAGAAATACAAGCCCTCTCCAAGACTCAATCCGACATAGCCGCATATCAGAAACAACAGAGTGCGGTTGAGTCGACACGCTCAAAATTAGCGGTGTTGCAACAGCAATATGACAACATACAAAAAGAGATTAAGGAAACAGAGGGCTACTCTTCCTCTCTTGAAAACAAGTTACTTGCAAAGCAACAACAGATAGATAAAACAACCGCCTCACTGAATTCTCAAACCTCCAAATTGGATGAAATGGGAAATGCTTTAAGAGAGGCAGGCGTTGACACGGACAATCTCACAAAAGAGAGCTCCGAACTATCCGCTAAGATGGGAGATTTGAAAAAGAAACAGGAAGAGGCGGCAGAAGGTGCAAAGAAATTCGGAAATTCATCCGTTGATGCATTAGATGCTGCTAAATCCGCTCTCGCTGCTGCGGGACTTGCAAAGTTATATAAAGAGATAACCGAGGAAATTGTCGAATGCGTAAAAGCATCTATTGAGTTTGAGAGTGCTATAACAGGCGTTTTCAAGACAGTAGATGGAACTGATGAACAGTTGGCGGCAATAACAGAGGGTATCAAGGATATGACAACGCAAATGCCTGCATCCACAACGGAAATAGCGGGCGTTGCCGAGGCTGCAGGTCAGCTTGGTATTGCAACGGATGATGTTTTAGACTTCACGCGTGTAATGATTGACTTGGGCGAATCCACAAATCTTACTGCTGATGATGCGGCAACATCTCTTGCGAAATTTGCAAACATAACAGGAACTGCATCCGATAACTATTCAAGGCTCGGCTCGGTAGTTGTTGACTTGGGTAATAACTTTGCAACAACCGAGGCGGACATTGTTGCAATGTCAACAAGACTTGCGGGTGCAGGAACAATAGCGGGATTGTCCGAGGCTGAAATAATGGCTTTGGCAGCAGCTATGTCATCTGTTGGTATCGAGGCGGAGGCTGGCGGTACCGCAATGACACAAACACTCTCTGCTATTGAAACTGCGGTTGCTACAAACAGTGCGGAACTTCAAGAGTTTGCACGAATATCGGGAATGTCGGCAACAGAATTTTCTGCATCTTGGAACTCTGCTCCGATAGAGGCTATACAGGCATTTATTGCCGGACTTGGCAGCCTTGACGAAAAAGGAGAGAGCTCTGTTCTCGTCCTTGAAAAATTAGGACTTACAGGCATAAGACAATCTAATATGTTAAAATCTCTCGGCTTGGCAGCGGAAACAATGGGAGGTGCCGTTGATACCGCAAATAAAGCTTGGGAGGAAAACACCGCCCTCACAATCGAGGCGAACAAGCGTTATGCAACAACTGAAAGTCAACTTAAAATGCTTAAAAACACTTACGGCAATTTACAGGTGGCAATCGGTGATGTGTTTACCCCGACTTTGGGAGAGCTTGCAGATGTCGGAAGTGATGTATTAGAAAGTGTTACCGAGTTTGTAAAGGCAAATCCTGAACTTGTAAAAATGCTCACATCCTTGGGGATTGGTGTTGGTGTGTTTGTAGCTGCTCTTGTTGGCTATATAGCAGTATCAAAACTTGCCAAGGCTGCAACTGATGCACTTACTGCATCTATGAAAGCAAACCCTTACTTATTGGCAGCATCCGCTATTATCGGACTTGTTTCTGCGGTTGGCTCTCTTGCGGTTATGGCAGGCTCTGCACAACCAAAGGTAGAAAAACTTACTGCATCCTCCGAAAAGCAACAGGAAGAAATTGAGGCTCTTGAAAAAGAGTATCAAGCGTTATGTGATGCGGGAAAAGAGGCATCCGAGGAGGCACAATACCTCAAATACAGAATTGACAGTTTGAGTGAGAGTTTCGAGGGCGGAAAGCAAACAGTTGAGGAATACATTGCAGCGAGTCAGGAACTCAACGAGTCTTGGAATAATTCTCTCGATACAAGCAGAGATGCGGTTGCAGAGATAGATATTAACGAGGGCAGAACTCACGCTCTTATCACAAGACTTTCCGAACTTGCAAGTCAAACCAATAAGACCGCGGCGGCTCAGGAAGAAATGAAAGCAATTATCGCAGAGCTAAACACTTTGCTCCCGAATGTTGCCTTTAATTATGAAGATGTCAAGGACGGTCTTGGCGAGATTGAGCAACTGCTCAAAAACGAGGCTACGGCTCAGGCGAATTTGAAAAAGGCGGAAGAAGCCCGAAAAGGTATGATGACTGCTGACAAACAAAGAATATCAGCAAAGGCACACCTTGAGGACCTCAAAGCACAACAAAAAGCCGAGCAAGATTTAAATGCCACTCTCAAAGAGAGACGAGATTCATTACAAGAGTCATCAAATTTCTGGGTAGGCTCAGGTGGTAGAGGTACAAATCCTTATGCCGCAAGTCTTAAAGAGGTAAAGGCTGAATACAAAGCATCAAACGAGGCTCTTGAACAGTACAACTCTGAAATTGCAAAAACCGAGCAGACCATTGCAACAGCAACCACCACCTATAACGAACATCTTAAAACGATTGTAGAAACGAGTGGTATTACAATAGAGTCTATTGATACAATGAACTTGCTTGATGAGGCGATAGCATCCGCATCCCTCAGTATGCAAAGTCTTGCATCCTCATACTCCATAGCCTACACATTGGCACAAGAGAGTTTTGAGGGACAATTCGGTTTGTTTGACAAAGCACAAGCTGATGCAGATGCGACAGTTGCAAAAATGCAAGGTGCATTGGATTCTCAGCTTAACTTTTGGCAGACATACGCGACTAACATTGATACTCTTAAATCTGTTTCCGCGGAGGACTTGGGTGTTACACAAGAGAATTACAACGAGATTATGGCTTACGCTCAAAGTGGTACCGAAGAGGCCGCAGGCTTTGCACAGAGTTTAGCAAATGCGGTTAATAGCGGTAACACAGAGGCTATTACAAAACTTGCTGATACAGTAGGTAAAGTAAAAGAGGCAAGAGAAAAAGCCGCGGGCGAAGTTGCCGCTTGGCAAGTTGACTTTGAGGGACAGATGGCAGAGATTGTTTCTACAATGGAAACATCACTCAAAGATATGGATATGAGTGAGGAGGCTATTGAGGCTGCAAAAGCAACAATGACCTCTTATGCTGATGAAATATCTACTCAAGGTGCATCTGCCGTTTCGGAGGCAATGAATGTTGCAAACCAAGTAAGAGCGGAACTGCAAAAGGCAAGCACAACAATCACAGTTAAAGTCAAAAAAGTTGAGGACACAGGAGATGGCTACGCAACAGGTACAACATACGCTACTCCCGGTGCTCATTGGGTTGGAGAAAACGGACCTGAGCTTTTATGGTTTAGCGGTGGCGAAAAGGTGCTTGATGCTCAAAGGTCGGCTCAATATGCAAGAGAGAGCTCGGCCATGGGCGAGATGCAGATTATTTCTTTTTTACCTCTTATGCAGAATTATTTAGCAGCATCACAAGGTTTTATATCCGCACAGAGATTAGAGCCTGTTACTGCAAAATCATCAGCACTTGGAGGCTATACACAAATAACAATCTCTCCTCAATTCGTGGTTGAGGGTGGAGATGTTGACGGATTAGAGGCAAGATTAAGCGAATTTTCCGACATCATCATAGGCAATGTAATAGATGCACTTGATGAGGCGGGCGTTGATGCGAAAAGAGGTGCATATGTATGATGAAAAAATATACAACAATCCAGGGTGATATGTGGGATGGTATTGCTTACAGTCAGCTTGGGGATGTGAAATACAAGGATGCACTGATGAACGCCAATTCACAATATCGTGATGTCTATATCTTTTCCGCAGGCGTGGAACTTGTTATTCCTGATGTAGAAACAGTTATGTTGGGAGATAACTTACCTCCTTGGAAGAAGGTGAGCAAATGAGTGAACAACTTGCAAGGAGAACTGCCATTGAGGTATTTTTTGCAGGGGTGGAGATTACTTCATCCTTGCAAAAATATTTATTGTCCTTAACCTATACCGACAATGAAGAAGACGACACAGACGATTTGCAAATCAAGCTCCAGGACAGAGATGGTATATGGGTGGAAAAGTGGTTAAATACTGCAATTCAATCCGCTGCCGACAGAGTTAAGGAGGAAGTTGAAAAGCAATATAAGGTTATCGCAAAAGGCGGTGCCGCCGTTCATAGTAGCAAGGAGGCTAAAAGTAAAACAACAGGCACTCTTGCGTACGGAACGATAATCTCTGTAAAAGACATTGAGGAAGGTTGGGCGAAAACAGAGTATTCCGATAAAACGGGATATGTCAAAGAAAGTAATTTACAACCTGTTTATACAGACGGAGGAGGAACAGGCTCGGCCTCGTCCTCTTCGGCATCATCTTCCGATTGGGCGGTCGGAGACGAGGTTACTGCAACAGGTCGTCCACAATATACAAGTTATGGTACAGGTTCAGCCGGAGCAGCGGTTACAAACTACAAAGGCTCTATCACGCACCTTAACTTGAAAAGCGGTGTTCCTTATCCGATTTGTGTCGGCAGTCTTGGTTGGTTTGCAGAAAACCAAGTGAGCAAAGTCGGCGGAACAGTAGTGAGTTTTGAACAGCCTGAGGACGATATAAGCAAAGGTCTCAAAATTCAAGCATCTATTATCCGAAAAAATTGGAATGGAAACAATGAGGAGGAAAAGTTGGAATGCGGACAATTTGAGCTTGATGATGTGTCGGCACAAGGTCCACCATCCACAATCACAATAAAAGGAACTTCCCTCCCTTACAGTAGCACCATAAGACAGACAAAGAAATCAAAGTCCTGGGAGAACTACACATTATCAGGTATTGCGGACGAAATCGCAAGCATTAACGGAATGACTTGTATGTTCCTCTGTTCTGCAGATTCCTCATATACGAGAATTGAACAGTACAGAATAACCGACATAGGATTTTTGCAAAAGCTCTGTCAGGATGCAGGCTGTTCGCTAAAAATCACAAATAATATTATCGTCATATTTGACCAGGCAGCATACGAGAGCAACCCTCCTATATTCACAGTAAAGCGTGGCAAAGAGTACACCAATTATAAATTACACTCAGGCAAAAATGATGTTTATACGAGTTGTCGCGTAAGCTATGTTGATGCCGGAGGAAATTTAATTGAGGCTACTGCGTATGTAAAAAACTATGACGACAAGAATGAAAAAAATCAATGCTTGGAAATTCATCAAAAGGTCGCAAACACAACGGAGGCTTTGGCTCTTGCAGAAAAAAGTTTGCGATTGCATAACAAGTATGAATACACAGCCTCGTTCACTTATCCCGGAAACCCGAATCTTCTTGCGGGATGCACGGTTACTTTGGAGGGATGGGGTGCTTGGGATGGTAGATATATCATCAAACAAGCAAAGCATACTGTTTCAAATTCAGGCTACACAACACAAATCACAGTACGCCGAGCACTTGACATTGAAACTGTCAAATCAACTGCAAAAACCTCTACTCCGTCAAAATCCATAGACGAATTGGCACGCGAAGTAATCAAGGGCCAATGGGGTAACGGAGCGGAAAGGAAAAGAAGATTGACAGAGGCGGGATATGATTATAACGCCGTTCAGGCTCGCGTGAATGAACTATTGTTATAAAGGAGGGGTGCTTGTGGGAAGTGTACGCATTGGTAAAGTGAACTCGGTCAACCCGGACACAAGAGAGGTAAGAGTCTTTTTTCCTGATGAAAATATGATGTCGGGATGGCTTAGAGTATTAAAAAACCCTCCATACATTCCCTCAAAAGATGGTGAGCAGAAAACAGATTCCAAGTCGGGAGGCTCAGGATATTCTGCTTTTGAATCTCACTATCACAATGTTACAATAGCTCCTTGGATGCCGAGCGTTGATGAAGTCGTATTATGCATCTATGGAGATGCGTTTAATGATGATGGATATGTATTGGGGGCGTTGTAATTATGAAAGTAGGTTGTCTTGGAGATATCATTTTCGAGGTATCGGACTCGATAATAAAAACAATAACCAAAGCTACTTGGAGTGGCTCGGTTAAAATACAAACCCATAGTGTCCATCTTGGCAATGCAGTACAAGAGTTTGTGAGCATTGACCCTGATGGATTTACTTTTACCATTCTCTTATCTGCATATCTTGGCGTTTCCGTTCAAGAGGAAATAAGCAAGATTTGGAAATATGAGCGTGGCGGCATTGCGGTACCTCTTACGCTTGGTAAAAAGGGATATGGTAAAAACAAGTGGCTTATCAAGAGCCACAAAATAAAAATGGAGCATTATGATGGCGGAGGAAACTTAACAGCCGCCACCGTAGATGTTACACTCACAGAATACATATAAAGGAGTAATGCTTATGAGATACACTATAAGGGGTGATGACAATGTAGCACTTGCTTTTTGTGAGAACGACAGAGTCAAATCCATTTTGCAAAACATCCACCTTATTCTCACAACTCGTAAAGGCACGATTCCTATGTATCGCGAATTCGGACTTGATATGGATTTTGTTGATAAGCCAATACCTGTGGCGGAAACGCTTATGGCATCAAGGGTAAAAACGGCTTTGGATGAATTCGAGCCAAGAGCTGAATTTGTTGACATTGCTTTTGAGCATAGCAAAGATGCCTTTGGAGCAATGATACCAATTCTGGAGGTGGAAATAGAAGATGAATAGAAGTACAGAGTACAAATTTGTTGATACGGACAGTGAGGCTATCGTTGCCGAGCTTGTTTCTGCTTATGAAGAGATTACCAAAAGGACACTCCAACCCTCCGAGCCTGACAGGCTTTTCATTTCGTGGGTTGCAGATGTCATCATAAGCGAGCGTGTCAAACAAAACTACACAGGTAATCAAAACATTCCGAGCAGTGCAGAGGGCGTTTATCTTGATGCACTTGGTAAATGGTTATTTAACATTGACCGCAGAGATGCACAGGCTGCTAAATGTACTGTTCGATTTACAATATCCGCTGCTCAATCCACAACAATAGCGGTACCAATCGGAACAAGAGTTACAGGCACAACGCAAAATCTCGTTTGGACTACAAAGGAGGATGCGGTAATTCCCATTGGAGAAACTTATGTTGATGTTATGGTGCAATGTGAAACTGCAGGCACTATCGGCAACGGATATACACAAGGACAAATCAACACTCTCATTGATGTTGACAACATCCTTTATTTCTCTTCTTGCTCAAATATTACCGAAAGTGATGGCGGTGCTGAAAAGCAAACCGACGAGGAATATTTTGAGACAATGAGAACAGTTGCAGATTCGTACAGTACGGCGGGAGCAGAAGGCTCATATATTTACTGGGCTAAATCCGTTACATCCGAGATTGCAGATGTCAAGGCGGTGTGCCCGAACATTATGAGGACGGAAACGCCCTCCTTGTATCAGGACGGAGATGGAAACAAATTCGCATTTGTCGGAGGAGAACAATTTGACACAAGAACACTCAAAGTCTATACAGAGGATTTTGAGACGCTTTTAGAGGAGGAAACCGATTATACTGTTTCCTACATTGACGGATTGATAACTCTTGCCATAGAGGCTGATTCGGCTGTTGCAACTGCAAATAAAATCGGCATAAACATTCTGCAACGCAGAGCGGGATATGTTTACTTATACGCTCTTATGAATGACGGAACTGTTGCGAGCGAAACAATCAAACAGGCAATATCTGATGCGTGTAGCCCGGAAACAGTTAGACCTCTTACGGATTGTGTTCTTGTGAAAGACCCTGAGGAAGTTGAATACAACATCAACTGCACATATTACATATCGCAAGAAACTCAACTCACGATTTCGGAAATTGAGGCAGCGGTTACAAGTGCAGTAAATGAGTATGTGTCTTGGCAATGTGCAAAACTCGGCAGAGATATTAACCCCGACAAATTAAGAACTTTGCTTATGGGTGCAGGCGTTAAGAGAATGACAATAACCTCTCCTGTTTTCACATCATTAAAGAGTGGTGCAAATAATGATGTTCCTCAAATTGCAAAGCTCGTTAGTATGACAGTAACGAACGGAGGCTATGAGGATGAGTAAACTTTTATCGGCTGAAAACCTTATGCTTGCCTTTCCAAGTAGTTTGGCGGAGGATGATGACAAAAGAGCTCTCGCATCCGTTACCGCACAGGAATTGTGTGAGTTATACGAAGACAACAATATTCTTGCTATATATGCCAGGATAGACGAGCTTGATGAAACAATGCTTGATATTTTAGCATACGATTTCAAGATAGATTGGTGGGACGAAAATTACACGCTCGAAGAAAAGCGAGAAACCTTTAAGAGTTGTTGGGATGTTAAAAGAAAATTAGGTGTTCCGTTCGCGTGTTACCTTGCTATTTCTGCACTGTATCAAAATGCAGAAATTCAGGAATGGTATAACTATGACGGAAATCCTTTTTACTTTAAGATTCACATTGACTCAGGCGAAGTCTTAACAGACTGCGACAAGCTCAAAAGAGTTGTTGAGGGTATTCGCTATTACAAAAATAAAAGGTCGATTTTGGAAACGATAGAGATTGATATTGCAAAGCAAGTAAAAATGTTTATTGGTTTTGCTCTCCAGGGCGGTACCAATGTAACAATGAGAGTAAACGGAATAGACTATGACGATTACGACTTACTTGTTGACGAATTAGGAAATCTCTTATTGGATGAAAACGGCTTACTATTTACAGAATAAGGAGGGATAAAAAAATGATTTCAGTTGCACCTACAATTACAGAGGCAGGTAAAAACTTGCAACTTAGGGCTATCGGTGGAGAAACAATCACTTTTACAAGATTTAAAATCGGTAATGGTGAGCTTGGAGAAACTGACCCCGAAACAATGATAGAGCTTATCAACCCTCTTGTGAACTTTCCTATTACGGACATAGACACTTCCGATAGAGGCTATGTAAAACTAACAGGCACCTTTGACAGTACATACATAACAAGTGATTTCCGTTGGCGTGAGCTCGGCATCTTCTGTAAGGGCGAGGATGATATTGAGGTGTTGTATGCGTATTCAAACGATAGCGACAACGCCGGAATGCTCAAAGCAAATTCGGCTGATGTTGTAACAGAGCACACAGTCGCTCTTATTATAGCGGTTGGAGATGCTGAAAATGTTACTGCTATTCTGTCGGAATCGGTACTTTATGCACCAAAGACGGAATTTGACGCCCATGTACAGAACACAGAAAATCCTCACAGTGTAACAAAGACTCAGGTTGGTCTTGGTAATGTTCCGAATGTTACTACAAACAATCAAACGCCTACTTACACTATGGAGCTTAACAACAGAGAACTCCAAAGCGGAGAAACTCTTGGAACTGCATTCGGAAAACTTGCAAGAATTGTCAAGAGTGTTATTGCTCACATTACCAGTCGCGACAATCCTCACGGCCTTTCGGCTGAAGGAATCGGAGCGGCAGAGGATGAACACGAACATTCAGCAGCAGACATTTCAAGCGGTACAATGAATGTGGCTCGTGGTGGCACAGGAATATCATCCCCGACGAGCGGTGGATTGTTACGCGGTAATGGTGTAAACCCTTGCAGTGTAGTAAGAGGTACAGGTGCTTTGTACTCCCCATCAGCAGGCAACCCTCAATTTGGTACCTTGCCTGTTTCAATGGGCGGTACAGGAGTAACAAGCCTTGATGCTTTTAGAAACTCTTTCGGAGCCGGAATAAAAGTGGGCGAATACACAGGAGACGGGAGCTATTGTCGTTTTATCAACACAGGACGAAGACCAAAGTTTGTAAAGGTTATTTGTGATAACTATTGGAACGAATATAGCTACCCTCAATACAATGGCCTGGCTGTTGACGGAATGAACGCAGTAACGAGCACATCATATCTCTATGTTAATTTTGCGGACAATCCGAGCAGTTATTATCACTATGTAAAAATAGCCATTGTTGATAATGGATTTTATGTGTGTTACTGTTCATTAAGCTCACACCCAAAAACAAATTACAATGGCTACAAATACCATTACATTTGGGCGTAATAGCGAGGAGGTGAAACTATGGCTCTTATAAGACTTGCAGAAAAAGATATAGTCAATGCAATGAAAGATGGAGGTACAGTCCTTATCTCTCAACTTGAAGAAATTGCAGAAGGAGAAGAAAAACTATCTGTACGCAGAATAACAATCAGCACCCTCATAGATATACTTAAAAGGTTTGGAGTGGATGAAAGCCACTTTGACGAATTTCAGTACAATTCAAACACAGGGTATTTGCACATTCTGCTTAACGGAGAGGATGTTATTGAGCCTTGCTATATCGGAAGATTTGCAGAGGTTGACGAAAACGGAATTATCCCGGAAGGCTCACTGCCGTATTTTAACAAAAGCCACACGCTTTTTGCGGATGGTTCTCCGCTTTATGGTACACGCTTTGTAGATGTGGACGAAAACGGAGAAATTATAATACACGCAGATGGCTCGGGAGATTATCTTATCACTGCCCTTGAAGATGGAACAGTAAAAGCGGTCAGGGTAAAGCCGCAGATAGCGGATGACCTTGACACAGATAGCGATACGGTTGTTCTTTCCGCAAGACAAGGAAAGCTCCTCGGCTCCTGGATAGGAACTATCGCAAATCTTTTAACAACTGCAAAGACAAATATTGTTGATGCAGTAAATGAACTGTTTAACAGTTTGAAAAACCACAAAGAAAATTTGAGCAATCCTCACTCTGTAACAAGTTCACAAATAGGACTTGGCAATGTTACCAATGATAAACAAGCTACAAAGACGGAGTTTGATGCTCATACCGGGAACAAGTTAAATCCTCACGAGGTTACAAAGACACAGGTCGGTTTAGGCAATGTGGATAATACCGCAGATGCAAACAAAGATGTTCGTTCTGCAACAAAGCTTAAAACTCCGCGAAAAATAAACGGAGTAAACTTTGACGGAACAGCCGACATCACGATTGAGGATGATACCAAAATACCTCTTTCACAGAAAGGCGTTGCGGGCGGTGTGGCAGAACTCAACGAAAGCGGGCTTATTCCATCCGCACAGTTGCCCTCATATGTTGACGATACAATCGAGGGCACTTTGGCAACATTCCCGGAGATAGGAGAAAGCGGAAAGATTTATGTAGATACATCAACAAATCTTACTTATCGGTGGAGCGGAAGTCAGTATGTGGAAATCTCAAAGAGTCTTGGACTTGGCGAAACTGCATCTACTGCTTACGCCGGAAACAAAGGTAAAAAGAACGCACAGGATATTGAAACCTTAAAAGGACAAATGACGGATGCTGAAAAAGATATCGGTACTTTGCAGAGAGATAAAGCCTCTTTGGAATTCGTAAACGAGGAGCTCAGCGAAAAGGCAGACCTTGTCGACGGTATTGTTCCTGATGCACAGTTACCTGTTGCGGTAGTGAGAGTTGATGGAAAGGTATTATATCCGACTTGCTTTGTGGATGTTACAGATGACGGAGATGCAATTCTTCGTGAAGATGGTAGCGGAGATTATCTGCTGCACATCCCTGCAGATGGTGTTCCCCGACTTAAATATATCGGCAAAGCCATCACGGATGAAATTACAGGTGTAAGATATAGTTTGTCTGTATCAAACGGAGAAACTATCTTAAAACAAATAATTTAATTTAGGAGGTAACAGACAATGAAACAGCGTTACGCAAAACTTGACGAACACGGCAGAGTGCAGTTTGGAGTATTCGAGTCGGACGAGGATGCTTTGAACGCGGGCTTTCTTCCTTATGAGGAGACAGAAAAGCCGAGCACTCCTGAGGGAGAAATCCCTCACAATTACACTCGTACTTACGAGGAACAGAGTGGAAAGATTGTTCTTGTTTGGAAAGCATATCCGAACTATGAGGCAATCGCAGAGCTTAAAAAGTTACTCGCAAGCACAGATTACAAGGTAATCAAATGTCAGGAAATTTCCTTAATCGGCGGCGAGATGCCTTATGATGTTGAGGCTCTCCACGCAGAGAGACAGGAAATAAGAAATGAAATCAACAGATTGGAGGCGTGTGAATAATGGATATTAAGTTAATGACACAGGCAGACGGTAACAGTTTGAGCAATCTTGTGTTACCACCGAACAATGAGATTATCGTGGATGACCTTGGCAGACCATCCGTAATGGTAAAGATTCCGAAATTTACCTATGCAGATGTAGGCTTGTCAGGCTCGGGTGTTCATCCCGCTTTTAAGGTCAATGGTCAGGAAGTACCATACATTTATATTTCCAAGTATCAGAATATTGTCGAGGATGGCAGAGCGTACTCGCTCCCATACAAAAGACCAAAGCACACAATCAACTTTGACCAGGCGAAAGCCGCTTGTGAGGCAAAGGGTGCAGGATGGCACCTTATGACAAATGCTGAATGGGCGGCAATCGCTCTTTGGTGCAAAAAGCACGATTGTATGCCTTACGGCAACAACAACGGCTCATTTGGAGATTACTATAACACATCCGAAAAAGG